GCGAAGCTGTTCAGTCCGACACCCCAACGATGTTCTGGGCTGAAGCGATGGAACATGTAGCCGTGCTTCTCGAACATGTTCAAAAAACACCGAGTGCCTCGGCGCACCAGGACTCAGCAAACGGTTGTGAAAACTGCGCGATGGACCTGGCCACCTGCGATTGCGTCGACCCGAAGCCCGTACGCTGGACGATCAGTCCGAGCCGCGACCGCGCCACCAATAGTAAGGAAGAAGACAATGAATGACGCCCCACAACTTTCAGTACCCGCAGGTTTTTGGCAGGACGCTCAAGGCCGCATGGTGCCCGAAAGCTTGATCAAGCCAATCGACATGGAGCGTGATCGCCTGGTACGTCATCTGGTTGATCGCGCTAGTGAACTCAGCGCCAAACTGGCCGACTTCAAGGCAGTCGCGTTTGGTGATATCGAGGCCTTTATCGAGCTGAGCGCCGAGCAGTACGGCATTACACTTGGTGGAAAGAAGGGCAATGTCACTCTTTATAGCTTCGATGGTCGCTTCAAGATTCAGCGCTCGGTCCAAGAGTCGATCGCTTTCGACGAGCGTCTGCAGGCTGCACGCGCTCTGATCGACGAATGCCTGCGCGACTGGACCCAGGGGGCTCGGCCAGAGGTGGCCACCCTCGCGAATGACGCGTTCCGCACCGACTCCCAGGGCGAAATCCGCACCGCCCGAGTCCTTGCATTGCGCCGTCTGGATATTAAGGACGAACGCTGGCAGCGCGCCATGCTGGCAATCGGCGAAGCGTGTCAGGTGGTCGGCTCCAAGTCGTATATCCGTGTGTATGAGCGGATCGGCGATTCAGACCAGTACCGTGCCGTCAGCCTTGATATTGCGGGGGTATGAGATGGACGACAATCGCATCCTCGACAAAATCAAGAAATGTCTGGCGATGGCCAACTCCAAAACCAGCAACCCCAATGAGGCTGAAATAGCTTTGCGCCAGGCTCGCAGGCTGATGGACCAGTACAGCCTGGAAATGGGTGATGTGCTCGCCAGCATGGCATGCGAAGTGTCAATTCTTGCCGGTTCTGAAGGGCCGCCACCGGCATGGCGTGTTCGTCTTGCTGATGCCTGCTGTTTGGCATTCGGCACTCGACTAATCATCAGCACAAGCCGCTTCAGCGCATCTCGTTTCCTCCTGGTCGGTTGTGCAGCGGCACCTGAACTCACCGGTTATGCCTACCAAGTCCTGGGGCGTCAGCTACAAAAAGCCCGACGTGAGTACTTGGACACCCAAAAGCGCTGTAAACGATCCACCAAAGTGGCGCGGGGTGACGCGTTTGCGAATGCCTGGATCGATGCAGTGCATAGCAAAATTGACGCATTTGCAGGCGTTGACGACAGTGTCGCCGACGCAGTTGAGGCGTTTGTGCAGAAAAACCACCCGGAACTGGGGCGTTTTGAACTCAAACGACGAAAACTCAAGTCACGGGACGAGGTTGCTGCCGATGCTGGTTATCAGGCAGGAAAATCAGCTCAATTGCACCAGGCAGTGAATCATCAGCCCCGTGCCCGCTTGACTGCGGGGGTCTGAGATGCGTGTTCAATGCCCTTGTTGCGGCGAGCAGTTTCCATTGGAAGCCGGGTTTCTCGATGACGAGGGTAAGCGCCTGGCTGCGCAGTTTGCGGACATTGAGCCGCGACTTGGCCGGGCCATCCTTGGATATCTGCGTTTGTTCAGCCCGGCTAAGCGTGGACTGCGTACTACACGCGCCATCAAGCTGGTTGAAGAGCTGATGGTGGCAGTTAACGCCGGATCTGTTACTCGCGACGCCAGGACCGCCGACTCAAAACCGGCAAGTCCGGCCATGTGGACGGCTGGCATCGATCAGATGCTGGCTCAACGGGAACGCCTGACACTGCCGCTGGACAATCACCACTATCTGCGCGCAGTGGTGTTCGGTATTGCCAGCGATCCGGTGCAGGTCGCCAAGGTGCAGCAAGCGGCGCCGAAAAAGGCTAGATCAGGCATGACGGCGCAGCAGCTGCACCAGGAACAAATCGGCAGAGTTAAAAGTGACGTGCTGCTCGGGATATTGAGTGCAGAGGAAGGTGATCGACGTATAGCGAAATTGGGAGCTGAAGCATGAAAGCCGATGACCGTTTGCGACTAATAAAGTTGATCCATGTAGCACGGCGCGAGCTGGGTATGGATCGTGAGACGTACGGCCTGATGCTTGCCGGGATGAAGGGGTTGGAAGGTGCCACATCGACCGCTGATCTGAGCCTTCCAAACCTGAAATTGGTTTTGGAACAGCTGAAATCCAAGGGATTCAAGGTTCGTCCAAACAAAAAGCCAGCGCGCCCCCTGGCAAATGATCCGCAAGCACAAAAGATCCGGTCACTTTGGCTAACCCTCCACGAAATGGGCGCTGTTCGAGACCCATCGGAGACAGCTTTGGCGAAGTACGTTTTCAGCATGACCAAGGTTCAGGCATTGCAATGGTTAACAACCGGCCAGGCGAGTCATGTAATTGAAACTTTGAAACAATGGATGGGGAGAGTCCAGCAATGAGCACGATCCGAGGCAGTGATCTTTTGAGCGAGACCATCGAGCCGATCGCCAAGGTGATCCAGCAGACGCTAGGCGTCAGCGGGGAGCTGGCCGAGGCGACGAGTGTTGAAATTACGACGCTGTTTGCTCACCTCTGGGGTGGGCAGGTCGTTTATATCCCGAAAGGCGTATGCATTCAGGCATCCAAGCTGCACCATAAAATCTACGATGACTGGACTGGCCGCAATCACCATGAAGTGGCAACGAAGCACGGGGTTTCAGTCCAGCATGTTTACGCGGTAGTGAAGCGTATGCGTCTGGCAATCATCGCCCGTGACCAGCGAGACCTCTTCGCGCCGCCAGAGGAGGAGTGATTGCCAGAAGACGGTCCCTTGTTTTAAGGTTTGTACCCCCGGTCAGCAACAACTGATCGGGCCTTTCCTGAATTGCAGCCCTTGCAATGTTTTTGCAGTACTCATCCCACCTGTAACCACTATCCCTCGCTTTATCCCGCAATTATCTTAGTTTTCCCTTTAGATTTATCTCAGTCCTAAACACAATCGGCAGCGCTTTCGGAGCCCAATTTAGCGTCGGCAAGACTGGCGATGATTGCTTCTGCAAACGTAGGTAGGAAGTACATTAGCCCTGCCTCGGACAGGAGGGCGCTGCCAGCCAAGTGTCAATTTGACTAAATACACCACCGCCCCCCTTTCAGGCCTTCTGCCACGCCAAAAATTGCTGTCACAACCATGACTTGGTCCATCACATGTCGCGTTGAATGCCACCGGTTCATGAATAGCCCCGTGATGATCAACGCAACGCAGGGAAGATACATCATGGTGAAAAACACGCGCGCTGATCGCCTCGCCCATCGCTCCTGATAAGATCACGGCAATGCGCTATTAATCGCTGATGATCTGCTCATGAGCGATCTTAGGGAGTATGAGGTCAACCCTGCTCCTGTTCAAAAAATAGGAAATACGATGGGAAGTTATACAACCTGCCAGGTTTGCCAAGAAAAATCGCAGGACTTACCGTACATTGAACACATCAAGCCAAAATCTAAGTGGCTAATTAACTACAGTGAAAACTTATTCGTAATCTGTGAAGACTGCCATTTCCTGAGTGGCCCTACGCCTCCAAAGGTTGAGTTTGTTAATTTCCTCTCAGACCTGCTCAGAGATAATGGTCAGTACACCGACATTGCACAAGATGCAATCTTCGGGAAAAAGCATCGCTTTCGTGCAGATATTTTAGCGAATCAGGGTGACCAAATCCGACGCACCAGGCTGCTCGTAGAATGCGAATCTCCAGACGTTTTTGCACATATCAATATCGACAATGTCATCAAACAACTAAACTCCTACAAGGAAGTATATGGAGAGTGCCAACCCGTATTTGCCATCCCCGTAACCCTGAGCGACGCTGATAGCCAAGCGCTAAAATCTGCAGGGATTCAGCTCTGGGACCTAGACTTCCTGACCATTAAATTTGCAGAGCAACTGGCGAATGCGGATCGGGGCTATTTCAGAAGCCTTCTCTCAAGAAGAGTCAAACGTGGGCCAAGGCTCACCCGTGAAGACCAACTCTCGATCAGATTGAAAGGATGCGAAAAAGGCACCGCGGACTGGAGCCTGTATCAAGGCTTAATCGGAGATATTTTGGAGCATCTTTTTTGTCCTCCCCTGACTAAACCACTGTCCGAGCATGCTGACCATACGAAAACCAACCGGCGTGATTTTATCCTTTCCAATTACGCAGAAAGCGGGTTTTGGCATTTTATGCAACGCACCTACATGGCCGACTTCGTAGTGGTGGATGCTAAAAATGGTGCAAAAAAGGTAGGGAAAAGTGAAATTCTACAAGTCGCTAATTATCTCAAACCCCATGGAGCTGGGCTCTTCGGAATGATTTTCTCACGACAAGGATGCGATGCCGCGGGTGGCCTGAGTACGCTGAGGGAACAGTGGGTAATCCACAAGAAGCTGATTGTGGTGTTTAGCGATGAAGACGTTCACTCCATGCTGATAGCCAAACGGGATGGCCGGCACCCGGAAGAGGTTGTAAAGCAGAAGATCGAGAGTTTCCGGCTCTCTCTATAGCCCACCACCTGATCTCAAATCTACACAGTTCCCCACATCTGGTGCCGTCTCGGCGTAGCCGAATCGCCTCTCCAGTGCAGAGCAACGCCGCCGACATGCATCCTGGGCAAATCGCATGCTGGCTCGTGTTATGCAACTAGATATATCGTTACGCACGAAGTGAATCTACGTAAGGCCACGAGGGGGCTGGTAAGGTCCGACGCTAATGACTGGTCAATTCGCACCCAACTGGGCGGGCAGGTCTGTGCACTTAACAAGCGTGCAGAAAGAGGACGTCGTATGCCCAGACTTATGCAAACGCCTACTGAAAAACTCGTAAAAAAGGCCCTTACGGGCCTTTTCTTTTCGTAGCGGAATTACTTCGACAGCCAAGACTCAACGGTGGTGGCGCCGTACTCGGCTTTCCATTCCTTCAGCGTTTTGTGATTCCCACCCTTTGTTTCTACGAATTCACCAGTGTGAGGGTTCTTATAGACCTTCAACTGGCGTGGCTTACGGGTGCTGACCTTAGCCTCAGTCGCAGGGGCACGACGAGCTGTGTGGGGATCAAGCAAGTTGATCACATCCCGCAGGCTATATCCGTACTCAGCGAGCAAGGCCCGCAGCTTCGATTCGAATTCGATCTCTTTCTTAAGGCCAGCGTCGCCCTTCAGCGCTTCCAGCGCGCTGAGTTGCTCGGCAAGGTGTTTTTCAAGCTGGCGGAACTCTGCGAGTTTAGACATGACGAACCTCTCCAATAGTTGGGTATCATTATCACACAAATGGTTAATTTCATCATGTGTGTATTGAGCATTGAAGGTCCCGAGCGGTACCTATTACCCCCCACAACATAAATTCCCTAGAGCCATTCACACCAAACGATGCTTGTGGGTATGCACCCTCACAAACCTTCTAATAATATAAGTAAAATCAAACAACTCGAAAACCACTAACCCAAAAAACTACCGACCGTCGGAATTTTCTTGGCTTACTGCTTTTTAACATGCGGCTGCCAGGCACAATTTGTTTTTTACACAAACAGTTTTAAACCTACGCCTGATCACCTAACTTACTCCACCCAAGCAAATCAACAAGTTAAACACTTTAACAAAAACACAACAACAGATTCAGGTCACGCTTAATAAACATCAAAAGAATTTTCGTCAATCCCCGAAAGCCAATGCACCTTGACGACCTCAGAACACTGAACTTTCATTGAAGTTACCTTTGCCTAACCCAATGAGTGATTAAGATGAAACCTGATGACAGGGAAATTCCACATCCATATAACGCGAAAAAGTTTTCCGAAGTACTTTTAGCCGAAAAACTCCTAACACTCCAATGCATCGCAAAATATACCAACCTGAACCATGATGAACTGCTTCATTTAACTGGACATAAGGCGAATCAGAGCCTGG